CTTCTTTTGGGATTATCGTTGACAAGGCCACAAAGAACACAGCCAGCGGAAACGACAGTTTGAATAAGCTGGACGGGCTGTTGAAGGAGTTCAGGGATGCTGTTGAGTCTGAAACAAACTGAATTTGTCCGAAAGGGGCATCACCGATGGAACTTTAAGGGAGGGGCCACTCGTTCGGGGAAAACATACCTTGATTTTCGGTGGATTATCCCAATCCGCATCCGGGAGCGCGTCGGGAAGGACGGGCTGACGGTCATTCTTGGAGTTACCAAGTCCACCATTGAGCGGAATGTGCTTGAGCCTATGCGAACGATCTATGGTGACACTCTTGTTGGAACGATCTCCAGCGACAATACGGCGTGGATATTTGGGGAAAAGTGCTACTGCCTTGGAGCTGAAAAGGTTTCCCAGGTCTCGAAAATCCGCGGCGCGTCCATCAAATACTGCTACGGAGACGAGGTAGCAGACTGGAGCCAGGAAGTCTTTGAACTGCTGAAAAGCCGCCTGGATAAAGCGTATTCATGCTTTGACGGTACGTACAATCCACAGGGACCGAATCATTGGCTAAAAGCGTTCCTGGACAGCAAGGCGGATGTTTTCAGCCAAACGTACACAATTGATGATAATCCGTTTCTCCCAGAGGCTTTTGTGGAGAACCTAAAGCGGGAGTATCGAGGAACGGTTTTTTATGACCGTTATATTTTGGGGCGGTGGGCACTGGCCGAGGGACTAATCTACCCCATGTTTGGCGAGAGCAACATCGTGGACGAGGAACCGCCGGCGGGCCGGTATTATATATCCGTGGACTATGGAACGCTCAACCCATTTTCCGCCGGCCTTTGGTGCGTGACAAAGCAAGGGGCTGTCCGAATCAAGGAGTATTATTACAGCGGGCGCGGGACGCAGAAGCAGCTGACTGATGAAGAATACTACCAGGCGATACGGGAACTGGCAGACGGCTATAACGTGGACTATGTGGTCATTGACCCGTCGGCGGCGTCTTTCATCACTACGGTATTCCGACACAATGAGTTCCATGTTGTCAAAGCGAACAATGACGTAATGGACGGGATACGGCGCACTTCCGTCTATCTCAAAAGCGGGGAACTTAAAATACACCGCCAGTGTAAAGACGCCATCCGAGAATTTGGCCTATACCGATGGGACGAGGAATCCACTGTGGACAAGGTCATCAAGGCAGACGACCACGCCATGGATGATATACGATATTTCGCAAACACTATTCTGGTCCGGTATTTCCCGGTAATGAGGTGAGAAAGTGACTATCATCGACAAACTCAAAGAGCTGGGCTTTGCCACCGTCAGCGCGGGCTTTTACGGCAAGGTTCTGGAGTGGAAGTCCTGGTATGAGGGAGACGTAAAGGAGTTCCACCGATATCGGGTGCGCAACGGGGCCGGGATGGTGAGCTGCAAGCGGTACAGTCTCAACATGGGGAAGAAGATTCCTGAAGATTGGGCTAATCTGCTTATGAATGAGCGGGTTGAAATCACTCTGGATGGCACAAAGGAGCAGGAGTTTATTGACCGGGTTCTGAATGAGAACAACTTTCGCGTGCGCTCCAATGAGATGCAGGAAATGGCCTTCGCTCTTGGCACGGTGGCTTTTATTCCCCGTGTAGTGGGCATGGAGGCCACGGAAGCAGGGCCGATTCCAGGAAGCGCCACCGATATAATTATCGACTATGTTACGGTAGAGCATATTTGGCCCCTGTCCTGGCAGAATGGCGTCATTACTGAATGTGCCTTTGACAGTATCGTCAACGTAAACGAGGATGATTATTGCTATCTGCAAATTCACCGGAAGGTGGACGGTCTGTACGACATTGAGAATCGGCTGTATACATATCGGAACCATAACGTGGATACTGAGGTTCCGCTGACCTCCGTGAAGGGGTTTGAGCGGGTGCCGCCCGTGGTCCACACCGGCAGCGACCGGCGGCAGTTTGTCATTGATCGGCCAAACATCGCCAACAACTTCGATTACTCTATCCCGCTCGGGATTTCGGTATACGCCAACGCCATCGACAGCATGAAGGGCGTAGACATCGCCTTTGACAGCTATGTCAATGAGTTTGTGCTCGGGAAAAAGCGGGTTATGGTCAAGCCGTCCGCGCAGAAGTATTTGGATGGCGAGCCGGTCTTTGACCCTGATGACCTTGCCTATTATATGCTGCCGGAGGACATCGAGGGCGGGGACATCATCCAGCCTATCGACATGAACCTGCGAACGGCGGAACACACCCAGGGCGTGCAGACACAACTTAATCTGCTGTCCAGCAAATGCGGCTTTGGGGAGACGTACTACCGCTTTGACAGTGGGAATATCACCACGGCCACCCAGGTCATCAGCGAGAATAGCACCATGTTCCGCACCATCAAGAAGCATGAAATTATCTTGGAACAGGCTATTACAGAGCTGTGCCATATCATTCTTCGGCTTGGGAATGCAGCCATGGGCGCCGGGCTGAATGAAGATGCTAAAGTTACCATTGACTTTGATGACTCTATCATCGAGGACAAGACCACGGAGCGAAATAATGACCGGCAGGACCTTGCGGCGGGCATTATGAACGACTGGGAGTACCGCATGAAGTGGTACAACGAGGACGAGGCTACGGCTAAGAAAATGCTGCCGAAGATGGAGGACATGACAACGGAAGGGGAGAACGAGATTGAATGAAATATCCATTCTCTCCCGAAGTTCTGGACTCTCTTCCAGAAGAATTGGCCGAGCTATACCGCAGTCTGGAAGCGACGCTCCTGGAGGAAATATGTTCTCGCCTGAAATTATCCGGCGAGCTGAACGAGGTCACGGTGCAGGATATACGGGCACTCCGCTCCCATGGCATTGACCTAAAGGGCATAGAAAGGGCCATCCAGAGCACCGCAAACATCAGCCAGCGGGACTTGCAAAAGCTTCTGGACGACGTTGTGGAACGCAATCAGCAGTATTACCGGGATGTCATGGACCTTGCAGGTGTGACGGCCACGGAGACGCTGGTGAGCATTGAGGATATCTGGGCTATCTACGAGCAGACGCGGCAGACCTTCCGCAATCTGACCGGCTCTATGGGCTTTCTGGTGGACAACGGGCGGACGATGCTTCCCACGGCCAGGGCCTATCAATGGGCGCTGGATAACGCTGAAATGCAGATCACGAGCGGGGCCATCTCTTACAATCAGGCCATCAAAAGCGCCGTCAAACAGCTTGCGGATAGTGGTATCAAGATCGTGGATTATGAGAGCGGACACCGAGACCAAATCGACGTGGCAGCCCGCAGGGCGGTGATGACAGGCGTATCCCAGATCTGTGCCAAGTACACGGAGCAGAGCGCAGAGTATCTGGAAACACCTTATTTTGAAGTGTCCGCCCACATCGGGGCTCGGGACAAGGGTGTTGGCTGGCAAAACCACAAGGCATGGCAGGGCCGGGTGTACTCCGTAAGGACCGGGGACAAGTATCCTAGCATTTATGAGGTGTGCGGGCTTGGCTATGTGGACGGCTTGGAGGGTGCAAACTGCCGACATATCAGGACTGCCTTTGTGGATGGTGTGATGGAGCGAACATATACCGACGAAGAACTTGCTCACATAGACGATGGGCACGACGTGGATTTTGAGGGAAAGCACTACACAGCTTATGAGGCCACACAGAAACAGCGGCAGGTCGAGCGAACTATCCGCAAGCTGAAGCGAGAACAGACCGCATACAAGGCCGCAGGACTGACGGAGAACTACCAGGCGGTGACTACCCGTATCCGGAGACTGAATCAGGAATACAAGGCGTTCAGCGAGGCGGCGGGGCTACCGTTACAAAGAGAAAGAATGCAGGTTCAATATCCGGAAGAGCTAACCAGCATAAAACAATTTTCCGGTCTGGAATCATATCAAGGGAACATAAAAATTGTCGGTAAATTCTCTTCCAGACAATATCAGGTGCAACTTGACCCGCCGCAGATTAGCGGTGTGACAGACCACTTTGCAAATAACCTTACGATGAAACCGGATAGATCTGCATTGACGATTGAAGCGTCGCAGAGTATCATAAATAACAGCAGGTTAGTTTTGTATCAGACTGACCGGAATACATTGAAATTCTTGGCAGATAGCGGTTATGTAGTTTTAAGCGTTGACGGGAAGATTGTAACAGCGGTCCCGGAAAAGCTGAGAAAGAAGTATCGGGACTATTTGGAGGGGAAATGATATGGCGAAAAATCACAATGATAAATGCGTTTGCCCTCTTTTTGGGCGAGAAATCCTATATGGAGAGTGCTATGAGGTCCAAGAAGTTCGGGAGGACGAGATGGACATGGAGCTTGCAATAGAGCCGTTTGACGTAGATAAATCAAATGAAGTCTGCGAGAAGTGCAAGTGGTATGTTATGGAGGGCAGCGCGTGATAAAAGAAATTAACGGGAAAACATGGTATTGCTGCCCGTACTGCGGGAAAGCTCTTTTCCCGGTTCGACCGGATACCAAAGTAGAGCACATGCCGTTTCGATGCAAGGCATGTAAGCACGACATGGAAGTAAATATCGCATAGAGCCAAGAGCCTGTGAGCCAAGAGCCATTGAACCGGTTACGAACTGTAACGGTTTGATGGCTCTTTCTATTTTGCCGAGAGGCGTAAAACCGCAGGGCGACGGCCCTGACAATAAACGGAGGTATTTATGAGCGAACCTATCAATAACCCTACCCAGGCCCCTGCGCCGGAGCCCGCTCCTGAGAAAACCTTCACTCAGGCGGAAGTGGATTCCATGATTGGCAAGCGGCTTGCAAAAGCCATGAAGGGAATGCCCAGCGAAGAAGAGCTGACCGCCTACCGCACCTGGAAGGACGGGCAGGCCGGAGAGAAAGAACGCTGGGACAAGCTGACTGGCGAGAGGGATACTCTCTCCGGAAAGCTGACAACCGCAGAAGCGGAGAGAGACCAGTTGAAGCGTGAGTTGTATGTCCTGAAAAAGGGCTTGACCGGCGAGGAGGCGGAGTTCATCGCCTTCAAGGCAGGGAAGATGGTGGACGACAAGACCACCTTTGAGCAGGCCGTGGACGCGCTCACCGCTGACCGCAAGAAGACTTCCTTTGACTGGACTGCTCCAGTGGGCGGAGGGAAGCAAAAAACAGGAGAAAACGATGTAATGAACGCCCTGATCCGGGGCGCACTGAAATGAAAGGAGAACATAAATGGCTGTTGACATTATCGATAGAAGCAAACTTTCTGGGCTTATCCCTGAGCCCGTAACCCGTGAAATTATCCAGGGGGCCGTAACGGAGTCCGCCGTGCTGCGGATGGCCCGGCGGCTGCCCAACATGACCAGCAAGACCCAGACCCTTAATGTGCTGGACGCCCTGCCCACCGCCTACTTTGTGAACGGCGAGGCGACCACCGGCGCGTCCGACTCCAAGGCGTCTCTGAAAAAGACCACCAATATGGCGTGGGACAAGAAGAAAATCTACGCCGAGGAAATTGCGGTTATTGTCCCCATCCCCGAGGCCGTTCTGGACGACAGCGACTACGACATCTGGGGCGAGGTGCGGCCCCGTCTTCAGGAGGCATTCGGAAAGGTCATCGACGCCGCTATTCTGTACGGCACGGACAAGCCGACTTCTTGGCGTGATGGCCTTGTCCCTTCTGCCACTACCGCAAGCGCTGTTGTGACCGCTACCAGCGACATTTTCAAGGACATCATGGGCGAGGGCGGCGTGATTGCCAAAGTGGAGGAGAGCGGCTATATCCCCAACGGCGTAATGGCGGCTATCCAGATGCGCGCCAAGCTGCGCGGCCTTGTGGACAAGAACGGCCAGCCCATTTTCAAGACCGATATGCAGGGAGATACCCGCTACGCGCTGGACGGCATGAGCATGTACTTCCCCGTGAACGGCGCTTACGACCCGGAGGAATCTTTGGCTATCGTGGGTGACTGGAGCCAGTTGGTCTATGCCATCCGACAGGACATGACCTTTAAGATTTTCGATAGCGGCGTGGTACAAGATCCCACCACTGGCAATATCCTTTATAACCTGATGCAGAACGACATGGTGGCCCTCCGCGCCGTCATGCGGCTGGGCTGGGAGATTCCCAATCCCATCAACGCCTTCAACGTCGGCAATGAGAACGCCTTCCCTTTTGCTGTTTACGCACCGGCGGGGGGTTAATAGGGTCTGACACTTTAACGCTATTCCCCAGCGGTCAGACCCTATTGGGGAAACAGGTTTCCGAGCTTGTGGGTGATGACCTGAAGGTCTATGCGAACGGCGCTGTAACGGGCACATTTCATTATGTGACCAACTACACCGAGTTCAGCAGCGCCCCGGACGAGCAGAGCGGGTATTATTTCCCGTTTCACCTGACAAAGACCGGAACACAGATGACCTTCAAGAAAAATGGCTCTCCCACAAAGGAAAACATCCTGTTTGACGCGGACATTGTCTTCCAGGTGACCAAGGATGACACCTTCGAGGTGCTTGTTGATGATTCCAGCGTAGCGAAATTTAGTTTCACTGGGGCGACGTTTGAGCCGCAGGCTAAGACGAAAGCCCGTGCGAAGAAGTAAGGGGGCGGCCTGATGGCTTACGCAGATTATGAGTATTACACTGCTGCGTATCTAGGCACGGCTATCCAAATGGCTGACTTCCCTCGTCTGTCCCTGCGTGCAAGTTCCTTTCTGGACTACTACACGCAGGGCCGTGCGGCTCAAAACAAAGAGCTGGACGCAGTAAAGATGGCTTGCTGCGCCGTGGCAGAACAGTACCAGAGCATCGACCTTGCCCAGCAAGCGGCCCTGAATGCCCTTAAAAACTCCGCAAATGCTGGAGAGACTGGAGAGTTGCAAAGCCAGAGTGTGGGTAGCTGGTCCAAGACCTACCGAAGCGGCGGTGAAAGTGCCCAGCAGGCCGCGACAGCGGCGCAGTCGGCACAAACACATCTTGCATCTGTTGCAGCGCAGTATTTGGTCGGTACGGGCCTTCTATACCGTGGAAGGGGGTGCGGCTATGGACATGTTCCCCCATGTTGTGACGGTCTATAACACCTACGTTGAGACGGACCATTCCACCTTTGAGGAGACCACAGTGAACCACATCACTGTCCTACGGGGAGTCCTTTTGGATGCCTCTAAGGGTTCCAATGTAACCAAGAGCGGGCTGGAAAGCGCGGATGCAGTCAACCTGTACATTCCATTTTCGGTTGAGGCGTTGGACGGTGTGACAGGCATCCAAAGAAGGTATGTCGGGCCAGTCGAGTTCTGGAAAGCAGATGATAAAAGCGACCTATGGACGCTCTCTGTGGCCCGTGATAGTTTTTTCATCAAGGGTGAGGCTATACACCCGGAATGGACGGTACAGACCATAGAGGCCGACTACGACGGTGTGTACGATATTACTAAAGTCGATGAAAAGGACTTCGGCGGTGAAATGGCTCACTGGGAAGTTGGTGGGGTTTAATGCTGAAATTCAGTTTCCGCGCCGAAGGGCTGGAGGCAATCAGGGACAAGTTGGATGAGGAGTGCACCAAAGCGGAGCATATTGTGGCACTCCAGGTGCGGAAGGACACATCACCATATGTTCCGATGCTTACCGGATCATTGGACAAACGGACGCGGGTAGATGGTTCAGAAGTGATTTACCCAGGCCCATATGCACGCTACTTATATTTTGGAAAACTAATGGTAGACCCGGCTACAGGTAGCAGTTATGCATCAAAGGGCACAACAAAGGTCTTGACTGACAAAAACCTTGTATTTAATACAGCATCACATGCGCAGGCACAATCCCATTGGTTCGAAGCCAGCAAGGCCGAGAATTTGGATAACTGGATTCGGACGGCGGATAAGGCGGTGAAACGTGAACTCTGAGAAAAAAGAGAAACCACGCATGCTGGCGGCGACAGAAGAAGTGGATAAAATCTCCCGCTCCATGCTGGTGTGGGCCAATACCTTCCCGGAAAAGCCGGTGGACATCATTAAATATGAGTTTCTGTCCGCTGACCAGGGAGACGAGACCGGTATGGCATTGTCTACCATCCAGGGGACCTATATCACAAAGCGGTTCATCCTGGGCGGCTATCAGGCGGAGTACCAATTCAAACTAATTTATCGTATTAAGCCTGGGCGCAGCAACGACAAGCGCCTGGAGGCTGACGAGCTGCTGAACCACTTCGGTGACTGGGCAAGAAAAAATCTTCCTGATTTGGGAGACGAGATTCGGGCGCTCCGAGTTGAGCCCACCACACAATCCTCTAAATTTGCCGCTTATGAGGACGGTTATGAAGACTACCAGATTTTGATGAAACTGACATATGAAGTTGGCGTTTGAAAGGAGAAAAACAATGCCTGAGTCTGATTTGACTTTTAATACTACGCCGGGCCAGACCGTAGGCCGTGAAATGTTAATTGCTTACCTAAACACTGGAGAGAGCTCTACGCCTACTTGGTCTCCAATCGGTAAGCGTGTAGAGGACAGTTCAGCCGAATACGACTGGCAAACAGAAACCAAAGTTGATATTTTTGGAAATACCTATACCAACGGGAAGAAACCAACCATTACACAAACCTTTGACCCATGTGAGTTGGATGCAGATGACGCAGCACAGGAAAAAATCTGGAACCTTGCTATCAAAGATCAGAACGTGAACGCTTTGATGAATCAAGATATGCTTATTGTCCATCTGTATGCGGGGACGGCCGGAACAGCGGTATTTGCTGAAAGATACTCCTCATGCTCTATTTTGCCGTCCGGGCTCGGTGGTGAAGGCGGTGGCACAATTGGGATGCCAATTGATGTTACATATGGCGGCACTAGAACTGTTGGTACAGCATCGATTAGTGATGGAACTGTGAAATTCACACCGGGAACCGTGGAGGTTTAACTTATGAAGGAACTGAATTTTGACTCCGGCCTTGTTACATATTCTTTGAATGGCAAGTGCGAGGTATCGTTCAACCCCACTGACAGCAACTTCGTGGAGCGGCTGTACTCCGCTTTTGAGGATCTGGACAAGAAGCAGGAGAGCTATAAGGCCCAGATCGAGAAGATGGTGGACAAGAAGGAAATCTTCGAGTTTGCCAAAGAGCGGGACGCTGAAATGCGCGGCATTATTGACGGCGTGTTCGATGCCCCTGTGAGCGAGTCTGTCTTCGGCGGCATGAATGTCTATGCCATTGCCAACGGCCTCCCTGTCTGGTGCAACTTGATGATGGCGGTCATGGATGAGATTGATACCACTTTCACCAGAGAGCAGAAGCTTACTAACCCGCGCATCAGCAAGTACACAGCGAAATACCAGAAGTATCAGAAGAAGTAATCAAAGGAGCACGCCATGAGCTATGGACTTCCAAAAAGCGTGGAGATAGACGGGCAGGAGTTTGCTATCCGCTATGATTATCGGGTTATCCTAGACATTTTCGAGGCCATGAACGACCCCGATTCCAGCGAGGAAGACCGGGCCCTTGACGTGCTCCAAATCTTCTATGTGGATTTTGACGAGCTGACCGACTATGACGCGGCCATAAAAGAGGTTTTTCGATTCATCAACGGCGGCGAGGAGCCACGGAAGCAGAAAGGCCCCCACCTTGTGGACTGGCCTATGGACTTCCCCCGCATCATTGCCCCTATCAACCGTGTGCTGGGCTATGAAGCCCGCGCTGTGGACTACGACATCGAAACCAACACGGGCGGCATCCACTGGTGGACTATCCTCGCGGCCTATGCGGAAATAGGGGACTGCCTCTTTGCCCAGATCGTCCGCATCCGCGACAAGAAGGCAAAGGGCAAGCCGCTGGACAAGTCTGACAGGGAGTTCTACCGAAAGAACCGTGACATCATCGACATCAAGCAGACTTACAGCGAGGCGGAGAATGACCTCGTTAATCTCTGGACAGGCGCAAAATAAAACCGCCCCAGGAGGGGCGGCTATGATTATCGTATCGTGCATTTTGTCAACTGAACTTGAGCAAGAGGGATTCCATCGCACTCACCAGCGATAGTGATGTAGTCTCCATCCTTTAGCTGTGCAATCAAATCCGTTTGGTCTCCATCCTTCGGGAAGAAGCACTGTATAGGATAAAGGCCATAACCGTCATTTGTTTCGAGCGAAATGCAAGGTGCTTTTGTTAAAACATCCTGCCCGATGTTTTGAATTGTGCCAGTCACAACCAAGATTTTATCCTTATACAGCGCATCGGCATTCACTGCATTCTCCTTATATGCCGCCCACAAGCTGTTGGCTGAGATGGTAATTTCCTCCGGATGGATGTTCTGCGCTAAATTATCGGATGGCTGCGTGGTCGTAGTAGTTGATTGGCTTGGACTATAGCCATCGTTTGACGGACTATCAGAGCGGCCCCCAAAAGTAAGAGATACAGCGGCAATAATAGCAACGACAATCACAGCTGCAAAGGCAACATTTCCCTTAATTTTTCTGCTTCTTTTTCCCGGGGCGTTCTCGCTATCGAAAACAGCGGTTTCTGGTGTGTTTGTTGCGTATTCACTCTCAACTACGAGGTGTGATCCAGATATTGCTGTGTTTACAACTTTTGCAGTGTCATCCGGCGATACGAGGATTGAAATTGAGCAGTCGATTTTACGCCCCTTTTGGAACGAAAGCGTATGGGGTCCATCTTGAGCGTATGCAGAAACGGTTGTGCCGTTTCTTAAAATCCCAACCACTTTGTCATCCAAAAGTACCGTGAAGTCGACAGCACATCCCCACGGCGATTTTTCTCTTGTAATAATGATTTCTTTGTACCCTTCCAATGTAAATCTCTCCCCTCAAGGTGGTGTTTAATGTGGCCGCTGACGGCTCCATCGTCATTGAAACCAATATTGACAATAAGAAAGCACAAAAAGAGCTGAATCAGCTTGCTAAGAAAATCCAATCGCTTGAAGATCAACTTACGTCCAAAAAGCAGGGGAGGTTTCCTTTAGTAGAAAACCTCAACGTTGTAAATGCGGAGTTGGAGGAGGCCAGGAAGCAGTTATCCATGCTCCAGGACGAACAGAATGCTATCAATGCCGCCATGAAACCTGGTTCGTCCGCTGATGACTATATGCGTGCCTATTCTGACAGGCCTATGGTCGATTCCAAATTGAAAAAGCAACAAGAAAAGGTTGACGCAATTGAGAAAGAGTGGAGGCAGGCTGAAAAAGCGCTTTCAGATTATGATTCCAAAATTTCTGGCTTAGAAGGAAAGTTGAACCTGGCAAAAGAGGAAGCCGGAGGGCTCCAGCAGAACATGGCAAAGTCCGGCCCTGCCGCCGCCAAAATGGCAAAATCAGTAGATAGAGCGCAAAAGAGCGCAAGCAAATTTTCCTCTCGCATGCGTGAAGTTATCAGAAGTGCGCTTGTATTCACGGTCATTACACAAGGTCTTGCGAAGTTCCGTGAATGGATGGGGAAAGTCATCAAAACAAATGACGAGGCTAGAGCATCTATTGCACGCCTAAAAGGGGCTCTCCTGACACTCGCCCAACCAATGATTGAGGTCATTATACCAGCATTTACAAGTTTTGTCGATATGTTGGCCCGTATAATTTCAATGGCCGCCCGGATTACTGCTGCGCTTTTTGGTACAACAGCAGAGAAAGCTGCGGACTCCGCTGAAAATCTGTATGAGGAAACAGAAGCACTTGAAAAAACGGGTGAGGCGGCTGAGGAGGCCGGGAAATCGCTCGCTTCTTTTGATGAAATCAACCAGCTTTCAGGGAGCAGCAATAAAAGCGAAAATCAGGCACAACAGGACCAATCAATCGAGCCAGATTTCTCTATTGTAAAAACCAGTATTCAGGATGCCCTTTCGGCCATCCTTGAGCTACTTACTGGTGCTGCCCTCCTTGCAATTGGTGCAATTCTTGTATTTACAGGAGCAAGTATCCCGGTCGGACTCGCCTTGATGGTAGCTGGTGCGCTTGCTATTGTGGATGCTGTTACATCGAATCCAGAAGCTATAAAGGCGTTATTACAAGGAGGGCTTGGTGAGGCCCTTTCTATTATCGGGCCTCTGGTTGCCGTGATTGGCGTTCTTTTGGTTATTACGGGACATATTCTTATTGGCATTTCGTTAATCATTATGGGCGCAGCAATTTGGGCTACGGGGGCGGCATCTGGAGACGAAGGAGACTTTATCCAAAATATTTTAACAAGACTTTCGGAGGCGGCCGCAGTCATTGGTCCCCTGATTGCCGTTTTAGGTGTTTTTCTTGTCATCACTGGACACATCCTACTTGGTGTGGCGTTTATTATCGCTGGAGCAGCCCTTTGGGCCGTGGGTAAAGCCGCAGGCGATGAGGGGGATTTTGTTGAAAACATAAAAACAAGACTTTCGGAGGCGGCTGTAGTAGTTGGCCCCCTGATCGCGGTTCTTGGTGTTCTCCTTGTAATCATGGGGAATATCTTAATGGGTATTTCCTTCATTATTGCAGGTGCGGCGATTTGGGCCGTGGGTAAAGCCGCAGGCGATGAGGGGGATTTTGTTGAAAACATAAAAACAAGACTTTCGGAGGCGGCTGTAGTAGTTGGCCCCCTGATCGCGGTTCTTGGTGTTCTCCTTGTAATCATGGGGAATATCTTAATGGGTATTTCCTTCATTATTGCAGGTGCGGCGATTTGGGCCGTGGGTAAAGCCGCAGGCGATGAGGGGGATTTTATACAAAATATCCTAACGAGATTGCAAGAGGCCGCAGAAGTTATTGGCCCATGGATTGCCATAATTGGCATAGTGCTCTTGGTTGCAGGTCAAATTGCCCTAGGAATCGGTTTAATTGTTCTTGGTATTGCGATCTTTGCATTTAGCAAGATGGAAATGGATGGCGGCGAATCGCTAATTGATACTATCGTTTCTGCACTGTCCGCGGCAATGGTAGAGATATCGCCGTACATTGCAATAATTGGCCTCGTTTTGATTCTGGTTCCAGGTATGCAGGGGATCGGCATTGCCTTGCTAGTTGCTGGAATTGGGTTGTTTATTGCTGGTACGGCATTAGCTGCATCCAATAGCACTGAAATGAAAAGTTGGGTTGAAGTGTTGCAGCTTGATCAGGTATCTCAGTGGGTATCTACGGCGCTCCTGCTCGCTGGTATTGCATTAGTGGCAATCGGAGCAATGACGCTTAATCCGTTTTTCTTGCTGGCTGGAATAGCCCTTTTAGGCGGTGGCGTTGCGCTCAAAGCATTAAACAGTAGCGGAAAAACAAGTAGCGGTTCCTTTTCAGCCAGATCCGGCTCAGGCCGAATGTCAGTACCAAGGCTTTCAATTGATGACGTTCCTGCCCTTGCAAAAGGCGCGGTCATACCGCCTAACAGAGAGTTCCTCGCCGTACTGGGAGATCAAAAGAGCGGGACAAATATAGAGGCTCCAACATCTGAGATTGAAGCCGCTGTTGCCCGTGGGATGCAGCGATATGGTGGTGGCGGCTCCAATATAGCTATCTTGGAAATCGACAAGCAGGTGCTTGGTCGCGTATCTTATCAAGCAACTCAGAGCGAAGTTCAGCGTATCGGCGTAAATTTGGTGGAGGGTTAAATGAGCTATATCAAATTGAACGGCATTGAGTTTGATGCAGATGTTGCAATTTCGACTTATAATCGAAGTTTCAATGTGCTAGATGGAGATAATGCTGGCCGAGTGCTTTCCGGTCGAATGATACGTGATGTTATTGGAACCTATCTTGGTCATAAGATTACAGTGTTTCGCAGAGGAGACAATTACGAAGGGTTGGATACCTTTTGGGACTATCTGTACCAACACTCAGTCGATGATAGCGTTATGTTGGAGGCAGCGGACGGACAGACAACCATCTCCTACGAGGCGTATTATACTAGCGCATCTCAAGACATGGAGAAGGTAGAAGGTAGCGTAAATTATTGGGGAGAAATAGAGGTAAGCTTTGTCCCGATAGACGCACAGGTCAAGCCGTAAAAAGTGAGGATAGGCGATGGCAAACAAAAACAAAATTGTGTATGGCGACAGAGTTTTTGAGGGCAACAAAATTAAAAGCGGAAATCTTCATATTGCAACATCTCTTCTATCTTCCTCTCTGGAAGCCAATACCTTATCAGTCGTAATTGAGACTGAGGACAGAACAATTACAGAGTTTGAGAGAAACGCTCCAATTGTTTATTTTTATGATGGCGTTCAGACCGGTGTGTTTTATGTGAAATCCATTGACCGGAATGGCCCTAATACATATAAGATATCTGCAACAAGCGCAATTGGGCTTTTATCTGAAAATCAGCATTATGGAGGAATCTACTCTGGAGAGACTGCATCCGAACTTCTTGCTTCCATATGCGGCACAATACCATACGAGATAAAAACAAATTTAGCAGACATAAAATTGTATGGTTGGTTACCTATCGCTACGGCAAGGGATAACTTGTCACAGGTTCTATTTGCAATTGGCGCAACTATTCGAACTGATCTAAATGGAGTTCTTCGGATTGCGGCCCTTTGGGATGGAATTAGCGGGACCCTTGGTTTAGACCGAATGTATCAGGGCCCGAGCGTCACTAACGCGGCCAAAGTAACCCAAGTAATTGTTACAGAACACCAATATATAAAATCTGGTGAGTCATCTACACTTTTTGAAGGGGCCACAGAAGCAGGCAGTATTATCACATTTGAAGAGCCTGTTTTTAATCTATCCGCATCTGGCTTTACTATTTTAGAGAGTGGAGCCAACTACGCAAAACTATCTTCAGGTTCCGGAAGGCTTACTGGAACAAAGTATACACACAACAAAAGCCAAATCATACGTGATATTGTTTCAGCCAAAGAGCCGAATGTAAAGAAGGTTGAAAATGCTACGTTGGTATCGCTCATAAACTCTGCGGCTGTCGCAGACCGAATGAAAAATTACTATAAGCATGCTCAATCTATCCAAGCACCAGTTGTCTATAAAGGGGAATCAACAGGAAACCGTGTGTTGACGTGGGACCCATATAACAAAGAACCAGTTACGGCCTGCATTGAAATAGAAGATATTAACATTTCAAATACATTAAAGTCAACTTCAAAAATGCTTGTTGGATATAAGCCACCGCAGACGGAGGACGTTGAGATATTAGAAAATCGAATTGTTTTGTCCGGTAGCGGTACATGGCAAATACCTGATCAGGCAGTAAATGTGCGTGTTGTCGTAATCGGAGCTGGTAACGGAGGTCAAGCCGGAATGGACGGAGAACCTGGTGATGATGGTGCATCTGCTAGTGCTTCGAATGGCGGAACTGGCATTGGAGTTTTTGGGAAAGGTGGATCTGGTGGAAATGGGGGGCACGGAGGAGGAGGGGGCAAATTTCTTACAGTAGATCTTGAAATCGGAGATGATAGGACCCTTCAATTCCAGTGTGGGGCTGGAGGAACTGGAGGGATAGCTAATGGGGCAGAAGGATCTATCGGGACAGAAACAACTATTTCGATAGGTGGGATGGTTTATTCAAGTGGTGATGGAGATTCGACAGGTGCCGGATACACAGACATCATAACAAAAGAAACTTATGCAAAAACAGGAGACATCGGAGCCGATGGAGCCAATGGAGGAAACGGAGGGGAATCAACTGCCTATGAACTATTGAAAGGTGACAGTGGAGAAAATTCAGGAGATATACCTGGTGGCGCTGGGGGCAAAGCCGGAAGTTATAGTGGAGGCTCTACACCGCACAGTTGGCGTGAAGTTGATGGGGGATCTTCATCCGCAAGCTTTACAATCGGAGAAACAATTTCTGGATATACAAAGTCGTCTTTTGACACAAAAACTGGAGAGTGGAGGCTAAGCGACTTTAAATCTGCTACCATAAAGGCAACAGGTACAAGCCCTAATTATTTTTGTACACTTGTTGGGTCTGGAAGTTCACAGTATCGTATAGAAGAACTTGTTGGGAATAATTACACAGAAAACCCTAAAGACGTTCCTGGATATCGTTATAAGACAAACAAAAGTCCAAACTATGGAATTGCATGGCAAAAAGGATACGGCGGCGGTGGTGGCGGTGGCTCTTCTTATAATTCTCCTGGAGGGCAAGGAGGGATAAACGACCAAAATCCATCTTCTTACGGATCTGGAGGAAACGGAGCATCAGGCGATTCAAAGTCTATAGCTACGCTATACGGATGCGGAGGAGACGGAGGAAATGGCGGCGGCGGTGGCGGCGGCGGCGGTGGGTCTCGTATTCAGCTTTGGGAAACATACACCAAATACACAACCGCGGATGGTTCTTCTGGTGGACATGGTGGTAAAGGAGGAGCTGGCGGAGACGGAGCGGATGGATGTGTAATTGTTTACTATGGCGCACCTAAAAAAAAGGTATCTGGCCCCGTGAAAGACAGAAATGGCCTCGTTGTTCTGGACAAGCTTGGCCGTCGGCTAATTGTGTGAGGTGAGAAAATGGAACTGACTCTGGAGGAGCGTGTAGCGGCACTTGAGCGGAAATTATCAGCCAGAGAAGCGGCAGAAGAACCAACCGAATACTACACCAGCAAATACAGCGGTGAGGAGATCGATGCCTTGTTGGGCTCCAGCACCCGCCGGAACCTGCTGGATAACTGGTACTTCGTGGGCGGAGGCTCCCAGCAGGGCGGCGGGTCGTTTCCCGTTAACCAGAGGGGGAAGACGAGCTATAGTACGTCATATGGGTCTATTTTTGATTGCTGGAAATGCGGCAAACCTGGATCTGTAATTACGCTTGCCCATGATTATCTGACACTCAACAATGTAGGTGATCTATTCCAGATCACGCAAAATGTTGATCAGGGTGAAGTTGTCACCGCCTCGATATTAGCAACGGATGGATTGTTTAGCGGTACTGTTACAATCCCTGTGGCGACTAGCGAAAATATAGGTATCAATGCTTATCAGGGAAACGGCATTACTATTGCAGTGCTTGGTTTGGCCGGTGGAAACGTTCAATTTTCAATCTTAACGGATACTGAAAAGAATTTGATTGCAGGCAAGCTAGAACTTGGCTCCGGCCAAACTCTAGCCTACCAAAACGAGGAAGGCAACTGGCAGCTCTTCGAGACGCCGGATTATGCCGAGGAGCTAGCGAAATGCCAGAGGTATTTTCAACTTTACAGTGCGGCCGATAAACGACCAGCTAAAGCAGTGGATTGCCGCCCGACAATGCGCATTGACCCGACGCAAGGTCAACTCCAAATCAACGCACAAACCCTATATTATAATTCCGCGGAACTATAAGGGAGTACATTATGGCCGAAATGACACCTGACCTAAACTATATTGTTTATGTCCAAACCGATAGACATAACCGCATCACCGCCGTCAATTCCTCCGCCTTTGTGAGCGGGGATTGGGGCACGGAGATTGACCGAGGTTACGGAGACAAATACCACCACGCTCAAGGTCACTACTTCCCGCGGCCCATCTACACCGAGGACGGCATCCCCCGGTACAAGCTGGAGGACGGCAAAGTGACAGAACGGTTGATGAACGGGGGCGAAACATAATGCTCATCATGACGGATTGGTATATCTGTACCCCGCCTAAATTTTGCCTCGGGTTTGAGGGCGACAATGAGGTTGTAGCCCTCGAAATCTCCACCGACCTCACAGACGAGTGGGACTTAAAGGTGGATGTGGAGAAGAGCGGTCAGAAGAATATTATCCAGCTCCAGCGCGTCGGGCAAGTGTACTCCGCCTTGCTGACGGCCTCCGTGCTGGCTGATGACGGCCAGTATTTAATGCAAGTCAGAGGCACCCTCGGGGAGCAGGTGCGGCACAGTAATATATTCTACGCAACGGTTCATGACTCCATTAACGCCGTAGACGCTTTCCCACCTCCCCTGCCCTCCGAATTTGAGCAGATGGAGGAGCGCATTACAGACCTAAACCAGCATCCCCCGAGGCCCGGCCTGGATGGGTTTTGGGAGATTTGGAACCCGGATAGCGGCCAGTACGAGGCGTCGGATATCCCTTTACCGGAGGGTGGAGGAGGTACATCCTACAACATCGGGCACGGGCTAAAGCTGGACAGAGACACAAGGACGTTATCTGTGGACACAGTAAGCGGCTTTGACGAGGGTGATAATACGCTCCCCATTACCGCAGCCGCGGTGCAGGAGACGGTAGGCAATATCGAAATCCTGTTAGGGACAATTTGAAAGGTGGGAAAGTATGAGTGTAGCAACTGAAATCAGCAGAATCCAAACAGCGCGGAACACTATCAGGTCAAAGGCCGTTGAACTGGGCATCGGCACAAGCACGGACGATCTGACCAAGCTGGCAACGGAAATTGATGGAATTGAGAACAGAGGAGCGGTATCTGCTACTGTCCAAGAGGGCGATACATATACCATCCCCAAAGGCTACCACAACGGCAGTGGCACGGTGTCAGGGGTGTCCGGTGGCGGAAACTATAACCTCCAGAGCAAGACTGTCACGCCAACCAAGTCCCAGCAGAATGTGACGCCCGACCCCGGCTATTATGGCCTGTCCGATGTGACAGTAGCCGCCATCCCCGGGAACTACCAGGACGTATCCGCCGTTACGGCTACCGCCGCTGACGTATTGACTGGCAAGGTGTTTGTGGACAAGGCAGGCAAGACCACCACAGGTACCATGCCAAACAATGGGGCGGCGACTGAAACACTGACCCCGGAAAAACTGTCTTACACCATCCCGAAGGGGTATCACAGCGGGACAGGAAAGGTGCAGATCACCCCGGAGACGAAGAGTGTTACGCCCAACAAGTCTGTCCAAACGGTAGAGCCTACGGACGGGAAGGTGCTCACGTCCGTTGAGGTAGCGGCCATCCCGGAGGCTTATGTGGACACCTCTGACGGCACAGCGGTTGCCGGGGATATCCTTAATGGCAAGACCGCTTACGCAAAAGGCGCGAAGGTCACTGGCTCAATGGCAAACAATGGGGCGGTCTCCGGGGAGATTGACGGCTTGACCACAACCTCCTTTGCCGTCCCTGCTGGTTACACCACTGGGGGCTCGGTGAGCCTGACGGGCGACATTGAGGAGGCCCTTGCGGCAATCTGATTGGAGGCGTGGTATGAGTATTCAGGGCGAAATCGACCGGCTGTCCGCCGCTAAGGCAAGTATCGCAGCGTCACTACAGGCTATGGGAGTAGAACCGCCGTCGGGCACCACACTGGAGCAGTACGCCGCCCAGTTAGCCGCTATCGCCACGGCTGCGCCCTGGCTCTCAATACCCGGCGGCGGCACGATGCAGATGGGGGAGAGCCTGGGCGAAGGGCCGTACACCATTGAGGTGACAGAAGACGGAGAGGGCGGCGACCTCTCCGCCGAATATGTGGGCTACAGCAACACGGGCAGCGGCCTGGAGGCCACCAATGTGCAAGAGGCGATCGACGAGCTGGCCCAAAAGGGCGGAGGCGAGTATCTGCCTTTGACTGGCGGGACGATGCAGGGAGATATCACCATCCCGGCGGACAAGGCCATCAAGCACGGGGGCTCTGCCGCTCAAATCAAGATGATGCCAAACGGGAATATCCGGATTGAGGCCCCCCTGGCTGAGGGAGCGGCAGCGATCACAGTCGGCACTTCCGGCATCAATCTGGTCAACAACACGACGCAGGTGCTACAGACCTCTGAGAGCGGTGTTGCACTTAAAGCAAACACGGATATGACCGGGCACAAGATAGCCAATCTGGCCGCTCCTTCTGATTCCGCAGATGCCGCCAACAAGCAGTATGTGGACACGAGTGTTGAACAGGCGCTTGGCTCAATCGGATATAGTCTGATAAAGGAATACACATCACCAGGGAGCTACACCCATACGTTCGACCGCAAATATACAGATGTTTTTGTGGTTGTGGTTGGTGCTGGAGGAGGCGGAGGTTCGAGTGGAGAGCGCGGTGGAGGTGGCGGCGGGGGTGGGGCCGTAGCGTGTTTCCATGTTTTGGATAGCAGTACAATTCAAAACAATAATATTGTTGTTGGAACTGGTGGAGCTGGTGCAGTCTCTTCTTTGGGACCGTCCGTCACTAATAATGGCTCCGCTGGTGGGAGCAGTAGCGCTTTTGGTATTACCGTACCTGGTGGCAGTGGTGGAATAGCCAATCTTGGTGGCATGGGTGGTGGCTACGCCCCCAATGAGATTGTTCCTGGTTGGCTCATGATAGGTGGTAGTGGTGGTAGCCATAATAACAATGGCGATGGCGATGGCAATGCTGGGCCTATTATTTCTATTGTTGGGTTTAAACCTTTCGGTGGCGGAGGTGGCGGAGGGGGCAATCCTAGTCTTAATGATCCGCCAACTCCCGGCGGAAATGGCGGTTACGGTGGAGCCGGTAATGGTGGCGCTGGAGCTACCGGCCAGAGCAATGCAATAATGGGTAAAAACGGTACCCGCGGTGGTGGCGGAGGAGGTGGTGGAGCGGGATGGACTTTTCGTTCCAGCGAGTATAAGCCCAGCGGCATAGGTGGCAAAGGCGGCGATGGATATGTGGCGATTTACGCAAGAGGTATTTCTTGATGAAAACAGTCTATTTAAATGAGGATAACACTGTCCGCGAAATCATCCCGGAATACGCACTTCCACCGGAGAAGTGGTATAGCGAGGCATTTGCACGACGCTGTGTAGAGGTACAGGACGATGTAGAGCAGGGGTGGCGCTACAACCCCGAAACAGGACAGGCCGCCCCGGACAATAGACCGCCGGAGCCTGAACTAACTCCGCAATACGCCGCCGCTATGAGGGCCTATGCGGCCACCAGCACGGCTATCCCCGACACCTACGCCCTGGACATGCCCGATCTGTTTCCCACCTGGGCGGTGGTACTGGCAGACGGCGAGGAACTGCCTGCGGGCCGTATCCTCAACGACGGCGGCCAGCTCTACCGGGTGGTGCAGGCGGTAACTCCTCAAGAGGAGATGCCCCCGCACGACGACGGCATGCTCGCCATCTACCGGCCTATTGACCGCGAGCACGCTGGCACAGCGGACGACCCCATCCCGTGGGTGTACGGCATGGACTGCCACGCGGGCAAGCACTACAGCTACAACGGCAAGGTCTACAAGGTTGCCGAGGGTGGGGACATGATTCCCTGTACGTGGCCGCCCGACAGTCCCGGCATGTGGCAATGGGTGGAGGTGTAGCACATGGCTATCGTTGTAAACGGCAAAAAAGTTGCCGGGGTGGGACTGCCCGGCAAAGACGGAGCTCCAGGGGCAGACGGCAAGGATGGTGCACCTGGAAAGTCCGCCTATCAGGCGGCAAAAGAGAAAGGATATACCGGAACCGAAGAGGAGTTTAACACCGCTCTGGCTGGTATGCAAAGTGCTCCATTCCTGCCGCTGGCTGGCGGCGTAGTAACTGGCAACCTTATATTAGGGGTAGATAGTTCTAGTGGGAGTGCCTTATATATTGGGAGTGAAAACGGAGCACAGGTTGTATTTGATTCCACGTGGGGACTTAGAGTTCTCGCAGATACGATCATTTTCGGTCAGAACTCCAATGATCAGAAGTCGCTTATTTTCCATAACGGCCAGATCAAAAACTTGTCATTGCCGGGAAGTCCAAACGACGCCGCCAACAAGCAGTACGTGGACGAGCACGCGGGGGCGAGGGTTATTTTGGGGAGCTATGTGGGGACAGGAAAATCAGGCAAAAGCAACCCTAATCAAATAACCTTAGCCGAACCCTTTAAAATACTCTGTATTTATGGTAGGCAATATACAGATTCGTATGAAAGTATCGACGCTTCTGGAAGTGACTCAGTTTCTAATATTATTCCAAGCAGTATTATCCCTACTGAGTATACAAGAGGCTTTGGTTTTTTCTACTCTAACAACTCAAGAGATTCTTACGGTAAAAAATCAGCGGATGGAAAAACTTTCAGTTGGTATTTTGGCCTTAGCCCGACTGGTGCAGCAGATGTACAATTTAATACATCTGGAGTTGTATATCACTACTATGCCATAGTTTAGAAATAAGAGGTGAATTAAATATGACCATCATCCAAATTGACCCGCTGGAAACCGGCCAGCACCCGATCCAGAGCCAGAGCGGGCGGAGCGCCTGCTGGCTGGATGGCTACATAGAGGTGCCCGCCCACCTCCATGACGCGGTGTGGGCGACCTATGGCTGGTGTGACCTCCAGATTGAGGAGGGCAGGCTGGTGGGTATCACGCCTACTGAGCGGCCTCCAGAGCCGGAGCCGGAGCCCCAGCCGCCCTCTGAGGAGGACATCACCTTGGACATGCTGGCCGAGCACGAGGCGCGGCTGTGTATGCTGGAACTCACCGCTGCCACATGAGAAAGGAGACGCCATGACAACCGTATACAACCTCTGCAAGCTGCTCATTGACCGGGGCCGCACCGACGGCCTACAGGACAAGATGGATGTCTATCTCGCCGCCGACCGGCTCACCCCGGAGGAGTACCAGGAGCTGGCCGGGCTGCTGGCCCAGGAACAGTAATCAACAGCGGGATCGCTGGATAAAAGGATGTGAATCAAATGAGTAAGCTCATTACATACATCCCGCTCTCGTCCGTGGAGCGGATTGAGCTGAGAGTCACCAACTGCCGCAAGACACTTTCCCAGGTCAAGTCAGAGACTGGTGCCCACTATGTGTTGAATGGCGGCATGTGGAACCCAGACGGCACCCCCTGCCCGCTGCTTAAGGTGGGCGGGGCGATGCTCTCCGGCACGCCCTGGCGTCCGATGGGCTACGCCTGGGACAAGGGCCCGGACATCCACATGACCTCCGAGTACGAGGGAGCGGCCAACTTTATCGCGGTGACTGCCCTTATTTCCTCCGGCGAGCCAGTGGATAAACCCTCCTATGGCTCGGCCCAGGGAGGCAAGAGGGGCCGCAGCGCCATCGGCCTGCGGGGTGGCAGTCTTGCCCTCTACTGCTCCTCGGATGGCGCCGATGCAGCCACGCCGGAAACTCTGCGGGACGAGCTGGCCGGGCTGGGCTGGGCCTCCGCCGTCATGCTGGATGGGGGCGGCTCCAGCCAGTGCGACTTTGGCGGCGAGCGCATCACCGCCAGCCGCAAGGTGCACAACTGGATTTGCGTCTGGCTCAAACAGGGCGGCCAGAAGCCGCCGGAACAGGAGGACAAGCCTATGAGCAAGCACACTGTATGCCTCGACCCCGGACACGGGCCGGGCAACGTTAACGGCTCCCCGGACGGCACCTACAAAGAGTGGGAGTTTACCTGGGACATGGCTCAGCGTATCAAACCGCTTCTGGAGGCCCAAGGGGTGGGCGTGGTGCTCACCAAGACGGCGGACAATTACCCCAGCCTGACAGAGCGGGCCAACATCAGTAATAAGTCAAAGCCGGACTGCTTTGTGAGCATCCACACCAACGCTTACGGGGAGGGGGGCTGGTCGAGCGCGTCCGGGCTGGAGATCTACACCAGCGCAGGGCCTATGACGGCGCAGCGCAATGTTCTGGCCTCCAAGCTGGTCAACACTTTCCACGCCGCCGGGGTTTCCCTGAGAAATGAACCTATCAAGCATGAGATGTATACCGTGCTCGCCAAGACGGACGCCCCCGCCGCGCTCATTGAGTACGGCTTCCATACCAACAAGATGGACACGGAGTATCTCAAGGATAGCAAGTACCGGGACAAGCTGGCCGAGGCCACCGCAAAAGGCATCTGTGAGTTCCTGGGCGTGGCGTGGCAAGCCGAACCGGGAGAGGACAATGCGGAGGACACCCCGGACATTTGGGCCGCTGATGCGTGGCAGAAGGCCAAGGACAAGGGCGTGCTGGATGGCACCCGGCCCCGCGATAATATGACCCGGCAGGAGCTGGCCGTCGTGCTGGACAGGCTTAATCTGATTTGATGGAGGTACATATCATGGACATTTCTTCTTTGGGCATCACCGGAGTGGCGGTTATCACTGTGATCTGCTTCCTGGTCGGGCAGTTGGTCAAGGCCACCGGCCTGGACAACAAGTGGATTCCCATCATCTGCGGCGTATTTGGCGCGGCGCTGGGTATTCTCGGCATGTTTATTATGCCCGAGTTCCCGGCCAGCGATTACCTTACTGCCGCCGCCGTTGGGATTGTGAGCGGCCTCGCGGCCACTGGTATCAATCAGGTTTATAAGCAGATGACTAAGGAGGGCTGATGCCCATGGAGTGGGTTGGCCCACTGATTTCCGGCGCGGCTGTGGTCTTGGTGGCGATTATCGAGGCCGTCGCCGCCCGAGAGCGGAAGCGCATCAAATCTGACAACCAGAAGAGCGATGCCCTTATGAATGGGGTACAGGCCCTGCTAAGGCGCGAAATCATTGCCGAGTACAACCACTACTCCGAACAACGTTATATCCCGATTTATGGGATGGAGAACGTGCTGGACATGTACAATGCCTACAAGGAGTTGGGTGGGAATGGGATGGCGGCAAAGCTGGTGGAGGCCATGAAGAAGCTGCCCACAGAGCCGCCGGAAGAATGAGGTGCAGGACGTGTCAAAAGCGCTGATTCGATTTCCTGGAAGATTAGAGGAGTTGACTACCTCAGAAATGAAGCGCTCCATCCACGAGGCCAATCTGGGGAGAGACGACACGCAGATTGCGGAGCTCTATCTGCTGGAACGGAAAGCGCAGGTTGACACGGCCGATTGCTGCGGGATAGACCGGAAAACGCTCCACCGGCACCTGCCCTTCATCTTTGAAAAGGTGGAGTTCACGGCAAACAAGCTGGGATTCCTCCAAAAAGGTACATAACGCCCCCAAACTTCCGCTGGAATGTCCCCCGGCGGAAGTTTTTTTATGCGACAATATCAATAGGAGGACGTGAGGATACAGGGTTGGTACACGTCGCCGCCCTCCTCACGGACTCCTTATTTTATGGACAAGGACGTGTTGGATATGACTCTAATCGAGAGGATGGTAGCCGCTGGCATGTCCCGTGATTGTGCCGCTGAAACAGCGATGTGGTACATGGCACAGGGAGATGACGAGGGCCTAGAGGATTACGTAACCGCATTGGAGGCGGGGAGGGAGGCGCGTCAGTATGGCGTTTCCTAATTACACATACCCGGCTTATGGGGCCTACAATCCTGTTACCCCGTTTGCTCCGGCTCCACAAGTATATCAGCCCCAGCAACCTACTCAGCAACCATCACAGACCATTCAGGCGCAAGGGAATGTAAACACACAGCCCGCTTTTTTCTGCCGTCCTGTGGCCTCCAGAGAAGAAGCGCTGGGGGTTCCGGTTGACTTCATGGGAGCCCCTATGTTTTTCCCCGACCTCGCTCATAATGTGGTCTATATGAAACGCTTTAATACCAATACCGGAGCTGCTGATGTGTTTGAGTTCCACGGTCAACAGCAGGCAAAAGAACAACAGACGGAGAATCCGGCCCCTGCTTTCGCACCGCTGGATGAATTTATGGACATGAAGGACACCATCAACAATTTGAAGGACGAGATAGAACGGCTGAAAAAGCCCGCTTCTGGTGGAAAGGCAGGGAAAAAGAATGATGCCTCCGATGAATAATCCCATGACGGCCATGCTCCAGATGGCGCGGAACGGCGGGGATCCCATGCAAATGCTCCAGCAGATGGCTGGACAGAATCCGCAGGCAGCTCAAGCTATGCGGCTCATTCAAGGGAAAAACCCGCAGCAGCTTCGCCAGACTGCGGAAAACATGGCAAAACAGAGGGGAACCTCCGTTGAGGAAATTGCACGACAACTAGGTATACCCATGAAATAAAATAGAGCACTTCTTTTCAGTTTTTCGGTGTCTTGACAAAAAACCGCTCTTTGGAAACATCCGGGGAGCGTACGGCCCCGATGTAATAACTGACAAAGGAGTATATACAATGGATAACGATTTTGCGACTGGCTATGCTCTTGGCTCCGACTCCAACGGCGGCAACTGTAACAATGGCGGCTTTTGGGGTGGCGATGGCTGGTGGGCTATCATCATCTTCGCCATGATTTTTGGCTGGGGCCGCGGCGGCTTCGGTGGTTTCGGCGGTGGCGGTGCCAGCACCGATCCCGGCCTCCAGGGCCTAGCCACCCGTGCCGATGTGAACGAGGCCATTGCGTTCAATGGCGTTGAGCGCGGTATCTCCGCTATCCAGCAGGGCATCTGCGACAGCACCTATGCCCTGAACAACAGCATCACCAGCGGCTTCAACAACACCAATGTGGCACTTCTCCAGGGCTTCAACGGCGTCCAGTCTCAGATGTGCAACATGGCCGCTCAGGCTCAGGATTGCTGCTGCCAGACCCAGCGCGCCATCGACGGCGTGAATTACAACATGGCTACCAACACCTGCGCCATCCAGAATACCATCCAGAATAGCACACGAGATATTATTGACAGCCAGAACGCTGGTACTCGTGAAATCCTGAATTTCTTGACTCAGGATAAGATCGCCTCCCTCCAGTCTGAGAATCAGGCGTTGAAGTTCCAGGCCAGCCAGACCGCACAGAACTCTTATCTTGCTGCCATGTCTGACGCTCAGACCTCTGAGCTGATTCGGCGCATCAACCCCATGCCCGTGCCCGCTTACCAGGTGCCCGCCCCCTATCCCTATTGCGGGGCCTACAGCAACGGCTGTGGTTGTGGCTGCTAAACTTACGAGGAATCCTCGTAAGTTGATCTTCCGGCTTTGCCGTGACTATTTCGGGGCGGCGGGCTAAGTGTCTGCCGCCCCTGATTTTTGGAGGTATTTTATGTCTTGTAAGCCTGTTTGCCGACTGTGCGACAACCTGGTGCTAAGCCAGGCGGTCACCTTTACCGGCG